ATGCGCCAATGACATTTCCCAGTGCATCAAGGACATAGAAACCATTGGTGTCTATTTTGAGTCCGTCAACGCTTGATCCTTGCCATTTTATAATGGTGTCTCCCTGCAAAGTATCTCCTATTGAATTCGACGTCTGCAAATCTGTTAGTTCATTCGCCGTAGCCGCGCCGGTTGGAGTGCTTACAAAAATCCTAGAAATACCGCGCCCGGTATAGACGGCCATTGCCGCTCCGCGATCTGCGGCGGTCTGATTCATCACTCTGACCTGATCCCCGGCCTTCAGTCGGTAGGGCTTGCATAGCGCGGGTACATCTTGGACGATACCAGCAACGCCCCACGGAATGAGAGCGGCCACGAGTCCCTGAGAAAGGATGTAGGCATATTGCCCGCCGTTCTCAAAGGTGACAGAGCCAGCGACAACGACGCCGCCGGGTTTGTAATCTCCGACATTCTGTGCTGAAACCGTATGGAGTACATCAGTAGTCAATGCGGTTTCTGTTCCTTCGGCGATTTCCGCGCGAAGTGGTATGGTTGTTCCATCAGAGCAGGTCAAAGACCCGACGACCGTGTTCGTTGCCATACTAGATCACCTACAATTGAACTCCGAGGGCCAAAGGTCGAATGACCTTGTTTGCCTCTCTAAATGGTCTTGACATGACCTTCCTGAATATCTTCGCACCAGCGTTGAAGGTGATCGCTTGAATCATCATTGCGCTTGCGTTCTGTGTTATGTTCGCGTTCATGCTTGAGAACGCTTGACTAGGGTTCTGAAGAATGTCACCTAGTGAAACGGAAGCCGCCCCGGTCGTCATTAGTCCGGCCGAATCGTAAGTGTCGGCCCCCTGCATTATCATTCCTACGGGTGAAGTTCCCGCAATCCCTTGACTTAGGATCGCTAGATTCCCGTAAGCCACGGCCATTGAATACAAACTCTTGTACCTAGGCCCGCGTCGTCTTTTTGAAGCCTTTCTCTTTGCCATATTGAAAGTGAACCTGAAAGTAGTTATTCAACCTTGGGTTTGATCTCGACGAACTGACCGCCGGGATCACGCGGCGTGTTTTGCTGTAAATTTTGACCGATTAGGTTCGCAATGATCGCTTGCAATGGGTTTGGAGGTTCAATATCTATCGATCCTTCGTTAATCAGCTTCGTTATTGCCTCTGCAATCTGCCCATCTAACTGTGCAAAGAGGTCGAGGATCAAACCTGTGCCGCGAGATGCGAGGAATGCTATGAAAATAAGGGTAATCCCCTGCAACAATACCAATGCAACCATGAAATAGAGTTCTAGCATTCCTCACACCCTCCCGACACGCACCCCATTGCAACCTAACACTTGAATATTCGCACATATTCGACCTCAATCTTCTTATTCGGTGACTAATTGGGCTTGAACAGGTAAAGTGCAAGGGGGGGGCGGTGTGGCTGAAGGGGCGTAGCCCCTGAAGCCACTAACGGAGATCCTCCGGCCGCAATGTTATTAAATATAAGAGTAGTCGCAGGGTACAGAGGCGAAAAAAAATGAAGCGAATTGTAATGGATTGTTTGAACATAAAATGTGACTGTATAATTTTGATTAAATACGAAGGTGAACGAGAGAATGACATTGAATCATTCTGTCAAGAGATCGCAGACGCTATGTCCTGTCCAGATTGTAAGCACGACGAGTTCATTGTGGGGTGGCAGTGATGAAGGAAGTCGATGATACCCCCGTGCCTGAAAGTGAATATGAACACTGTGAACAAGCTGAACACCTCGCTCGGTTCGTAAATAAGATGCTAGACAACCTCAGAGATCATTCAAGTGTATGTCAAGAGCGTATCGAAGCCCTAGAGGCTGAAGTAGCCGACCTACACCACCGCAGGCGCGTGTCAAGGCAACAGGTCGTCGATCAAGACCCGGAGTGGTATTCATGAACCCGGAGTTAGTCATCTTAGGAATACAGGCTCTACAAGGTCAATATTATGCAAATGATGAAGATTGGTTTTATGATAGGCAAACGGTGGATCAATTGGTAGATACCTTAACAGAAATGGCCGAAAACGGGGAGGAATTATAATGAATCAGAGAGAAATGGAAAATGAAATTTTAGAAATTATGCTAAATGATTTCGTTTCAAATTATATTGGCCGAATAGGAGAAGTTGGCAATTCACCTCTTATGAAAAAGATCGAACAATCAATGCTTGCAGGTGATTTGACTAAAGCCGAAGCGCGGAGAATGGACCGAGCAGCGACCGCTCTAGTGGTTCGTTTGTCTAAGGAGGATCGCAACACCTTGAATTTAATTCGGACAGGACGCATGTTGAATAGGTATAGGTGAAGTTATGCCCGGAATAACTGCGAACTTGACCCCTCAAGCCTTCGTGATCTGGGAGAGCATACCCAAGAAGGAAAGGAAGCCCTCTAACGGCATGGGTGGCCCAAGAAAGAAGGGGCGATCTGCATGGCTCTCAAGCGTTCTCATCGAGCACGCAGGATGGGAAGAAAGATACAAGGCTGTTCTTGATGATTCGCTCGCTCGTAAAGAAATGCTAAGAATTGCCCTAAAAACCATTGATAAGTTGCAAATTAAGGTTCAAGAATACGCAAAGTGAGCCTCCAAGTAGGGGGTAAACGATCACGCGTTTTCATTCATACGATCCAGAGTAGCCCCGGAGAAAACATCAATGAAATTGTCCCACATATTCTGAAATCCACCGGCCACCGACGCAGCTCGCTCGTCATACTTCTGAGCATATTCTGGACTCGTTCTATATGCATTCCACGCGTCAATTAACCAGCCGTAGACTGTGCCGGTTGTATCGCCAACCAATTCAAGCAGACCCGTTGATTTCCCGGTGAAGTATTCATAGAGGATCAGGCTAACGACCACAGTCGTCAAATCTGAAGTTAAATTGAACCATGCCCTCGATGCGTTTCTAGCCGTGTAAGAATAGAGAGCCGGTTCAAGTAATGCTCTCTCACTCCGGCCGAACACGATCTCGTGCCGAATGACTTGTGTGGGCTTCGGCTTAGGCATCAGGTTTCACCGGCCAATTATCAACAGCTGCATCGGCGTCGGTATGAGTGGTAATATCTCTGAGTGCTTGACGGTACTCTTTCCATTCATTCGGGAGTACGCGATCCTTGACGGCCCGCCAATCACTTTGATTTAATTCGGCTTCTCGCGTTGCCCTACCCCAAGACCATGTCACATTTCTTTCTTCGACTCGGTCAAGTTCACCGTCTTTGAAATAAAATTGTTTTCGACTCATTAGAATTTCACCGTTATCGCTGGCATTCGCACGGCATCAGAGGGCCGAAGTTTCTCTGCATCGCCCGTAGCCGGTAGGGCCGTTGCGCTAGTATCAGACATTAGACATGAACCGTGATAACTCGCGACCGCTGCATCATCCACAGCACCCCAGAATGGCGTGTAAATATATTGAGCCGAAAGCACATTGAAAGTGGAGGCTGAATCTGTGACCACGCCCATCCAATAGGTTGTTCCGGCGACTAAGGTAATTGTTGCCGATAGAGTGGTGTCATAATATGATCCGGCCCCACCGCTGTATGCATCAATTGATCCATAACCAATAAGGTCGCCGGGAATGTTTAGGTTATCGTCGTTATTGTAAATTCCCATGTAGAAATTCACCGAAGAAGTTGGGGCCGATTGGGCATAAACTCCTAACTCGGTGACATCAGCAGATTTAGGAGAAATGAAAGGAAGATACAAAACTTCGGGGGAAGTTGGGCCTACTGCAAAATATTGAGAGTATTGATTGCAGACTAGAAAGCGATCATAATCAACCCCACTAGCGTCTAATTCTGTACCTACGGGTTGCGGTTTGCCACCACCACCGCCACCACCACCGGCAGAGAGTAGGCCGTCCCATTCACCCTTGACACTGAGGCGGGCTAGATTAACCAAAACTAGACGGCGCAGCTCGTCCTCATTGAGTTCTTCAATGTTGATCGGATTACCTATACTCTGCATAGTTGCAAACGCTAGGTTCTCAAGATCGGTATTCTGAGAGAGTGTATAGACCCTAGGGGATCTCTTATCTGCGTCGGGTAGTGGCATTTAATCACCCTAAGAGTCCGTCCCATTCCTGCTTGACAGTCAAACGGGCTAGATTAACTAAAACTAGACGCCTTAACTCATCTTCATTCAGTAGTTCAACGCTGATAGGATCACCAACGCTCGCTATATCTGTTTGAGATAGGCTATTCGGAGCTTCGGAATCGAGAGTTTTCGTCTTCAATATGGTATATACGCGCGGAGATACGGCGGGAGCATCGGGCAAAGGCATTAACTCAACCCCAGTATTAGCCATGCGAGACTCTCAAAGTTCATCGGGGCCGTTGGTGCGGTGTATGTTGGCGGTGTATAGGTAGGATAACCCCCTTGGCCTAAGCCCGGAAGGTCAATTGATTCTCTATCGATCACTGTAAGGTAGTCAGAGGGCTTTTCATAACTTGTTGAAGGATCCCAGATCGAACCGTAATTAGATTGAAGGAACCAATTTTGAAGCCAAGGGGATCCTGAGGGGCGTTGAGTGGTTGCAGATCCGCCCGTAAGGCCCGCTTGAATCATGTAATCACTTCAATTGCTTTGAGCGAGATGTACAAATTCTTTCGATTGAATCTAAATCCTTAGTTGAAATAAAATCCCGAAGGTAAAGTTTCTTCGCTTTCGATAATATCTCGCTTAGGCGTCGGCGTCCTGCCGCTTTTGTCATCTTTCCCATTCAATCACGCTCAGCTTGCTGTTGCGAATTGCGCTTTGTAGTTCAGAGCTATTCCGACATTATACGCAGCGGAGAATTGTGGCTGTTGATCGGCGGGGTCTGTTGCCGGACATGCGCCAATGACATTTCCT